AGGGTCCACCCAGGAGCCCGCCGATGATCGCGAAGATGCCGCCGACGACGAGGTTCTGCGTTTCCATCCAGTCTCGAACCTCCTCTACCGTCTTGCCCTCGACGATGGTCTCCCAATTCTCGGGGAGATATTTTGAGCCAGCAGCCAGTATCATGCCGATGATCGCTGCCAGCGCCACTGGCGACGAGAGCACTTCGACGACTGGTCCCGCGAATGCCTTTACCTGCACTGCAGTGATGAGCGCGTCGAGCTGCTCGGATTGTTTGGTCTGGAGCGAAATGCGATGCTCGACCACAGAATCAGGATTTTTCTTCGCCATCAAAACGCACCGGCCAGGTCACCGAGGAGAGCTGCGACATGACCCGCGCCCAGGAGCCAGCCCAGAACGAAAGCGAAGGCGTTGTCAACGACGATCCGTTGAACTTGCTCGGGGAAGCTCTCCTCCTCGTGCTCGTGATGGTCAGGCATCCTCGGGTGCCTCCGGCCAATTCTCGAAGCACTCGTCTGTCGTTGCGTTGTCCGAGGGGAGATCGCGTAGCGCCTGGCGGTATTGTTTCCAAGGTGTTGCCAGGGTGACATCCTTTCCAGCGCGCCAGTCACAGAGAGACAAGTCCTTGTCTCGAAGGTAACGAACACGCTTCCAGGGAATCTCAACATCGGCAAGCTCTGTCTCAGAGCCATCGGCATTGATTCGCACTGAACGAGCCATTAGGACACCGAGAAAGAGAGCAGAGGGATATAGGCTAAATCGACGGGTTCGAACTCCTTTGAGGCGGTGATCGTCGGGAAGGTGTTAGCCGTCTCCCCGTCCAGTCTGATCGCGCACTGATGAACGACGGTCTCTAGAGCCGAGTCAATCTTAGGGACTGCACAGGTGATGTCGGTGGTAAATGCAGAGTTGAGTTTAGATTTGGTCGATTGTCCGAAGATCGCCAGCCAGAGAACATCACCCGCAGTCACTGCGCCCAGGCTTGATGCGTCGATTACGAAATTGGTGTTGGTCGTCGTTGAAACGGTGGTGGTGAACAGAGGGGCGCCGCTTGGATAGAAGTCGTCGGAATCGCTATCGTAGAATCCGATATACAGATCCGTCCCGGCGATGCTGCCGACTCGAACCCCGAGCTCATCCATCGTACCGGACACCTGGACAGTCCAGGGCCAGAACTGCAAGACGGTGTTCGAGGTCGAATAGCTCCAGCCGGTGACCTCTGTGTGATTGTTGGCGATTGGGAGCGGTAACTGATACGACGCGACATCGCCGTCTGCCATTGGGGGGATGATTGCTGCGTAGGTTCCGATCGCCTCGCCGCCTCCACCTGCCTCGAGGAGACCAGTCCACTCACCGGACACAACCAGGCGTGCCAGATTGACCAGCACCAGATCCTGCAGCTCTTGCTCGTTCATGTCCTCGATCGTGATGGAATCCCCGACTCCCTGCACCTGGGCGAACGTTACATTGTCCAGGTCTAGGTTCTGGAGCAGTGGGAAGACCCTCTTCGAAGGCTTTCTGTCTTCAGATCTCATCCTAACAACCCGCTCCACTCTGACTTCGTCGATAGCCTGGCGAAGTTAACCAGGACAAGACGATACAATTCCTCTCGATTCAGTTCCTCGATGGTGATTGGATCTCCGACACCCTGCACATCGGAGAATGCTATTTGTGAATCGCCGTCTCCAGCCTCGAGAGTCTTGGTCTTCAACAGCTTATACACGCGAGGACTGATGTCGGACATCATCTCAACCCCATAGTTAGCATGACGAATCCCCAGAAGTTGTTCGGGATGCCGACGGATGGTGCTCCTGGCGTGCCTCCATTAGCACCATTACCGACGACAAATCCATTTTGTTGTGAAGCGACCGTTGATTGCACGTATGCAAGTTGTGCAGGAGTCACACCACCGACTTGTGTGGTTGTTCCCAGCAACGCGACACTACTCACAAGCACCATTGCGCCGCCTCCTCACTTGAGCGCCTTCGATCTGGTCTTGCTGATCCGCTCGATCGAGTCGAGGTCTTTGGTGGAAATGAATCCCCTCAGATAGAGCTTCTTTGACTTCGAGAGGATTTCCGCTAGTCTTCGGCGTCCAGCCGCTTTTGTCATCTTCGCCATAAGATCACTCTCAGGCGTTTGTCAGGAACTGGAACTTGTAATTCAGTTGAATCGGTATCGAGGCGAATGCGAACGCCGGCTGTTGAACAATCGGGTTCGTTGCGCTGCAAGAACCGATGACGTTACCGAGGGCATCGACGGCGGCGAAGCCTTGGTCCTCGATCTTAGCGCCATCAACAGATGTTCCAAACCATTTCACGATGCGGTCCGATTGTAATGTGTCTCCCAAACTATTGCCAGTTTGCAGATCGACTAATTCGTTCGTTGCTCCACCAGTCGGTGTCACATGGAAGATACGCGAGACTCCTCGAGCTGTGTAGACTCCGGCGCTTGCTCCGCGATCAGAGGCAGTCTGGGACATGACGCGGCAAATATCTCCAGCTCGAAGTGTGTATGGTTGGCATAGCGCAGGGGATCCGTCAGTGACGGCACCCTTGATTGACCAGGGGATGATAGCCGCGACGAGTCCTTGACTGAGGATGTAGCAGTACCCCACGCCCGTGTCACACGATACCAGGCCAGAGACGACGGTCTTTCCAGGAGCGAAGTCTCCAATGTTGGCTGCAGTTACGGTGTACACTGTATTTGTCGTTAAATTGGTTTCCGTCCCTTCGACGACTTCGAGCTTGAGCGGGATGTTTGTCCCGTCGCTGGTCTGGAGGCAGCCTGTCACGGTGTTAGTTGCCATAGGATCACAGCCTCACGCCGATTCCAAGCGGCTTCATTAGGTTACGATTGACGTTAGCAATTGGCTTCCGTAGTAATTTCTTCGCGAACTTGAAGGTGATACCGATCCCTATTGCACTCACAGCCATAGCCTGATAGTTAGCCATGAAGTTGGCAGACATGGTATCGAAGCTCGAGCCAGGGTCTGAGACGATCGAGGTGAGCGTCATCGAGCCTGCTCCGTTCGTGGTGGTCATGCCGTAGCCTGCGCCGCCTGCTGATCCGTCGAATCCGAGGACTCCGACTGGAGAATTTCCCATAACGCCGCCAGTTAGAACGGATGCATACGCATACGATTCCGCGATGTTCAGGAGACTGATTGTCTTGGGCGATCTTCGGCGTCGAGACTTTTTTCTGCGTGCCATGTCCATTCTGTTAAGAAAGGCGGCTTATAATTAACAGATTGTTCATTCAAACGATTGAGCGGGAACGAATTGTCCATCCGGACCTCGCTCTGACACGGTCGCGTTGATCGTGTTCATCTTCTGGTGCGCGATCGATCGAATGAAATCGCCAATCGCAGCTTGTATTGCGTTAGGAGGCTCGAACTCTGATAGCTCGCCGGCCATTAGCTTGTCAATTAGAGCCTTAATCGCCATTGCGAGCTTCTCATCGATCTCCATTAGCCCCTGGTCGAGGTGCATTCTGATCCAGTGAGCCAGGAACCCTATCGCGGCGAGGTTCAGCAGGCCCAGAAAGGCCAAAATGGCTATTTCGATGGCTACCATGTCCCTGACCCCGTCGTGCTCCGGTGGTCATCCCGCTGTACAACACAAATAATCATGTCTAACAGGACTTTCTCGGGCGCCTCGCTCAAAATGCTTATCGTCCTTGTGAAAAACGGGGTCTTTCCAGTGCGCATGCTGATGCGCGAAGCCGAAATGCAAGCATTTCCGCTTCTGGAACTTCGGCGACGGTTAACAAAGGTTAAGAGCAATCTCTGAGAGGGGCATCCATGCCGATTAGAAAAGCAGGGAGGTGGGTGGTGACAGTCTCACTCGATCATGAGGCTCTGGAGGTGTACCAGGGCTTCACGAAGGGACAGAAGAGTGCGAAGGTCTGCTCTGCCCTCATCCTCTACAACGTCAACCAGAAGAAGAACCGAAATCAAGCCGCCAAGGATAAATTGCGCGACCGCAAGATGAACCGCCTCGAAAAGGATCTGAAGGTGGCTAACTATCGAATCGGGTGCATCCAGCGGGGTGACTCTGATCCTGGCTACGGCCCAGCTGTATATCTCGAAGTCCTGGCTTTCGAGGAGAAGGCTCGATCCATTCGAGGAGGGCGGTTCTGAATGAGTCCTATTGACTTCTGCAGTCATTATCGGAATCGGATCGATTGCCCCATCTGCAGGGAGGAGATTGAATGAGCGTGGGATATGGGTACTGCACGATCTGCGGAAAGTGGAAGTCAATGCGATGGAACGTAGGCCCGATGCAGAGAAGAAAGTGCAAGGACTGCATAGTATGAATAACTCCCAATTCTGGACTTGGGTCGATTACTGGGAGTGCTGGGACTTCATGCAAGACGAGCTCGAAGACGAATTAGAGCTCGAAGATTGGTGCGATGAGGTACTTTGGCTCATCTGCATGATTTGTGGATCTCCGGTCGAAGGCTGTATTTGCGAGGATGCTGTGCCTACCCCCACCCCCGACGAGGACCACCAGCACCCCTCCCAGTGAGTCTGTTTTTCTCACAATGCCGATTTCAGCTTGCTTGCGAAGATATTCAGCTCTGATAGCGCTTTGACGACATAGGCGCCGGCTACCCTTTGATTCTCTTCGGTTTGTTCCTTCGCGGTCCAATCTGGACCCTCCTCGGTGATGTGCTCGACGCCCTCGACAGTGGCAACACCAGTGACGAAGCCGATTCTCGCGCCCCAGGGTCCACCCAGGAGCCCGCCGATGATCGCGAAGATGCCG